GTCTACTGCGGAAACCACAAACGTAGGATAACCGAGGAGGTACAAAATAGAAAGCTGAAAAATAGAGCTAAGAATACAACACGATGGGCAGTCATGTTTTGATGACTTAGTTGTTGGTGGCTTTAATGATATAACTTGGCACTCCCAGTAGCCATAAAATCGAAGCCTCGTACAATCCGCTAATCACTCTAATTTGTGCGCAGTCTGGAGACAAGATTCCTCTTTCCATCCTTGAGTAAGTGCTTTGGCTTACATGTATACACTTTGCGACATCATTTTGAGAGAGACCACTATTGATCCTTAGTTGTTTGATTCTGTCTGCAATCAAAAGACGAGCCTCGTAACTGGATAACTTGAGAGAGTTTACATTATCAACGTACGTCACAGGGCCTGTCGCTCCGCTTTCCAGCCGCGATGTGTTTTCCACTGCCCGACTGCGATTCGTCTGATCTGCTCCTGGTCTAACCCGTTCTCAATACAGAACAAACGCAAGCTTTCGACTTGAATGCTTTCTCCGTTTGGTGAAGTCAATGTGTATAAATATTTTTTATTTTTTTTGCAGCCTTCAAGGTGACGTTTTTGCCAGTGCTCGTCTAAAGACATTTTCTTTATTTTTGCTATTTGCTCACTTTTGAAGTCTTCGTCCTCCCATCGCTGCCTAGCCATCAGTGACATTCTCTCTCTGTATTCTGGAGACTGCTTGGCAAGAAGATGAGCCTGCCTCCAAGTTTCGGAATCTGAACGCTTCCGAAGTGCTATTAACATTTTTTGGCGCTGCTCAGGGTCTTGCCAGGTAGCTCGTGCCACGTCGCTCATCGCTTGACGCTGCTCCTTTGTTCTAGGCGTTGAGCATCCGCCTGTATAGGAAAAACCCGCTGAAGTTTGCCTCGATTGATTTGCAAAATGGGGATTACTGTCAACAGCAAAAAAAGTGTGCAAACTAATTTCGCATTGAACAGCCTCTTCCATGGAATCAAATTCAGCTAGAACGATTTTTTTAGTTGGAGTAAATGTTTTATCGCGGAAGCTTCCCATGTACGGATCAACACTTGGGGGCACTTTTGATGATCGACGCCCGATATAACCTCGACCCCACTGCTCGTACGAGTAATAAACATAGTGCCACCGGTCCGCCATCTCAGTCTGAACTGCATAAGAATCAAGACTTAGCTTAGCATGTCCGTTACATTTAGTACATGGATTCACTCAATTGTTTCCGTTACGACGTATCAGCCATCCAGAACTATGAGTTCACGGATGAGGGATATTTGCGCGTAAAAGCGCGAATTGCTCGCACTGGTATTCAGTCGTACACGGATGCAAGTGGTGGTATCCGCTTGGAGTACAGACCAGAAGAAGAAGTGGCTGCTGACGCAGCCTTGGATAGCTTCAGGGAAAAATGCGTAACAAAAGAGCACCCACCAGTACTCTTGGACGCATCTAATACAAAAGACTATGCAGTGGGTTTTACCAGTGCAGATGTTTCGTATTCCGAAGGCTTTGTTGAATCCACTCTGACGGTAACTGACAAAGAAACCATTGACGAAATCATGCGCGGAAACGTGCGTGAAGTGTCATGTGGTTACAAAGTTGACTACTCTCCAGAACCAGGAATCACTTCTGATGGCCAACATTACGATGGCATTCAGAAAAATATTCGTGGAAATCATGTGGCAATTGTCAACAGAGCTAGAGGTGGGGCACAAGTTCGCCTCATGCTTGATTCAGCGGATGCCGCTGTTAACGATTTAATCAACCACTCAACAGGAGTCATTATGGCCGCAAACATTGCGTTCGATGGCGTTTCCTTTGAAGCTGATCCGGCCCTGGCCGCCGCGATCTCTGCCGAGCGCGATGACGCAAAAGGCAGCTACGCCGATATGAAGCGCAAGTATGAAGATGCCATGGCTGAAGCTTCCAAAATGAAGGAAGAAATGGACGCCATGCAAAAAGAAATGAAAGGTAAGTGCGACTCTGCCGAAGGGCGGGCCGATGCCCTTGCCGAAGAAGTGGAAAGCCTCAAGACTGACCTTGAGACTGCCAAGCAAGTGAATGTTGACAGCCTTGTTGAAGAGCGCATTGCGCTAATCGACAAAGCTCGCACTTCTCTTGACTCCGCTTTTGATTTTGCTGGCAAGTCTGCCCGTGAAATCATGGAAGCTTCCATCAAGGCTGTTCGTGGTGACGCTGATCTGTCGGAGCGTTCCGATGATTATGTGACTGCGATGTTCGACACCTTGGCTGAATCTGCTCCCCGTAGCGATTCTGCTGCTACGGAAGAACTGCGTAAAGCCGTTGCTTCCATTGCTTCCCCAATGTCTGCTCCTTCGTCCTATATGGACAAGCTGCAGAATGCTTGGAAATCCCCTCTCTCCGTCTCTAAGGAGCGCTGACCCATGGCCGTAACTTTTACCACGTCAGGGACCGCTTCCGCTGGCGGTGTGCAACAGAGCTATGCTCTCGTTCACGCTGCGCTTCTGGAAGGCCAACTCACTGACATTCGCAACAACACCATTGGCACCTATATCAACGAAACCGCAGTTACCCTGCCTTTCGGTGATGTACAAGTGTACAACTCTGCTGGCACCGTTGCCAACTCTGCTAAAACCCTTTCTGCTAGCGGCGACACCGTAGTTGGCATCAACGTGCTCACCTACGTTGACGAAACTGCGCTTAATAGCGACAACCGTCCTGGCGTAAAGATTGATCAAGTGCTGAACGTTGCTAACGAAGGCGCAGTGGCTGTCTATGTGACTGGCGCTGTCAATCCTTCGTCTGTGGTTCGCGTGCTGTTCTCAGCAAGCGGCACTGGCAAAGCTGGTCAATTCAGCCATGCCTTTGCTTCTGGCAAAACCGTTCGTCTTTCCAACGCTCGTTTCCTTTCTTCTACCACTGGTAGCGGACAGGCGATCTTGGAACTGAATGGTCCTAGCTTCACTCTCTCCGCTGATTCTTGATAGGAGGCCCTACTAATGTCTGATTTTCGCATGGACGAAGCGGGCCTGTTTCTTGAGCGTCAGCTTGAGTTCATCCGCCCTCAAGTGTTTGATATCACTTATGCAGATATCAAATACCCCACTCTGCTGCCTGTAACCAGCGAAGCTGGTCCTGGCGCACAAACCTTCACCTACCGCATCATGGACTCCACTGGAGACTTTGAGCTGATTGCGGATGCTGCTGATGATCTGCCCCGTGCCGACATCAGCCAAGTGGAGAAGAGCATCAACATTCGTTCGTTCGGCGGTAGCTTTGGCTACACCGTGCAGGAACTGCGTGCCGCTCAAATGGCAAACATTGCTCTTGAGCAACGTCGCGCTTCTGCCGTTCGTCGCGCTTACGAGGAAAAGGTTGAAGATGTTGCCATGTTCGGTCTATCCACCGTTGGACTGGCTGGTTTCTTCAACAACTCCACTGTTGATATTATTGCTGCTGACAAGTGGTTTACCAGTGCCAGCATCACTGCCCAGGAAATGCTGGAGCTGTTGAACTATGGCGTTAGCGCCATCATCAACGCTTCCAACATGAAGGAGCAGCCCGACACCATCCTGTTGCCTTACGAGGACTACAACAAGATCAGCACCACTCGCAACTCCGATTCTTCGGACGTGACTGTGCTTGAGTATTTCCTCCGCACCAGCCCCTACATCCGTAACGTTGAGCCAATCAACCAACTGACCAAGGGCAAAAACTCTGGCCGCCTGAACACTAGCCGCATGGTTGTGTACAAGCGTGACCCTGAGAAAGTGCAACTGCACATCCCCCAACCCCTGGAGCTTTTCCCGCCCCAGCAGCGCGGTCTTGAGTTCATTGTCCCTGCTCACGCTCGCGTGGGTGGCGTGGCATTGTACTACCCCAAGAGCGTCATCTACGTTCAAGCTTCTTCTTGAGCCTAGACAAGGAAGGGGCGTTAAGCTAATCAACAGTTCTAATTGAACAATCAAATGTTAATTGCTTATCGCCCTGAACTTGAAAATCCGCCTCGTGAAGGTGGCTTCGGTATTATCACCGATGGAGGAATGATTCAACTGGCGCCTGGTCTTAACCAAGAAGTGCCAGAAGATGAATGGAAAAAAGCCCGTGACAATTCAACCGTTAAGCGATTGATGACCATTGGTGCCATTGAAGAAGTAAGGGAACAGCCGACTGTGGAAACCATTCCTCATGATGTGCAAACTCTTGCCAATCTCCCCATCATTGAAGCCTCTCGGACCATTGAAATAATTCATGACCTAGATCAACTGGCGTCATGGAAAAAAATTGAAGGTCGAGTGAGGGTTCGTAATGCCATTGCCAAGCGTCAAGAAGCAATTAAGACAGGAAGGGCTTGACCATGACTGTTACTTATGCAACGTTTCTTGATCGTTTCCCTGAATTTACGCCCCATCCATCGGGAATCGTAAACGGGGCAATTACTGAAGCTACAGCGGATGCTAGTGAAGATGTTTTTGGAGATCAAACTGATCGTGCCGTAAAACATCTCGCTGCACATATTATTGCCATTCAACTTGCGCAGATGGGCATTCAAATTGGTGCCACAGACGGCAAGGTATATGGCAAGGGGCTTGAGGCCACACAATATGGCCAAGAGTTCAAACGAATGACTGAAACCGTCGCTGGTTCTTTCACCATTGGTTTTGTTGCATGACGAACGTCCTCTTACCTTTAGCTAATGCCACGCTTTCGTGGTCAGTGGCTTCTGGTTACGTCGTTGACTCAGGCACTGGCAATTACGTTCCTACTTCTACTGGCGTGACATACTATGCCACATTGAAGCAGAAACGTAATCCACAGTACGATTATCTGCTTGGTGCTGATAATACGGCTGTGTACATGGAAGGACGCTTAACGGGGCCTCTAGCCCTCTCTGGCGTCACTCCTGGCAGTTCTGCTACTGCCACT